CTTCGGCATGCGCCATCGACTCGAGCGCCTGGTCCGGTATGCGGTAGATGCTTTCGGCCGTTAGGACGGAATCGCCCATCCCACGCCAATCCTCGGGCTGTGCAATTTTCCAAACGCTGTACGTCGCGTCACCGATGCCCGCGTCCTTCAAGCGCCGCGCGAGGCGAGCGTTGGGCGCTGCATCCAAGCCCCCTGCCGCGCGCGTCATTTCACCCAGGGAATCTAGCAGCACAGAGCCGAATGCCTGCTGCCCGGCGCGGGTCACAGCGTTCATCCCCGAGAACTTCATGACGGCGCTGGCCATGCCGCCGGCGTAGCGCGCGATCCGGCCGGAGACCTGCCCATCTCTCGCCATACCGTCCATACCCCAGCGGTTCATGGCGCCCAGGTATTGGTTGATGCCCAGGCCTGCGCGCAACGCGACGCGCCGGTCTGTGGCATCCGCGGGGTTGAGGGTGCGAACTTCATTCGCCATCACCTGCCATACAGGGATGCCGTTGTGGATGGCAGTCAGGGCGTTGGTCGCTGGGTCGGTGATCGCAGCGACCAGGGACGCAGAGCCAAGCCGGGAGGCAACGTTCAGGGCCTTGTAGGTGTCCATGCCTTCGGCTAGCGCCGCATTGACGGGCGGTTCCTTAGTGCCGGCCGTGTTCTGGTACACCGTGTCCAGCCAGCGCGCCTTCGCCTCAATCTTCTCGGTGCGGTCAGGCTCCCGCATTTTCATCTGCTGCGTTGCCCGTTCCCGCCAGTACCTGAACGCCAGATGCGGATTCGGGCCAAAGGTCTCGGTCAGTGCGATATCCCTAGCCATGCCTTCGACGTGCCGTTGCATTGTCTCCAGAATGGTCGATTCGCTGTACTTCTCGGCGTATCGGATATAGCTCTCAGCATCCTGAAAATGCAATATGCGCTCGGCGCTGCCGTGGTTGGCGATCAGGCCGCGGCCAGGCAGCCCCCTGCCCGGCTCGATCTTGTTGGCCCCGTTGGTGGACAGCGTCTCCCACGCAGCGGATAGCAGCTCGCGCACCTCAGTGTCGGACATGAGGGAGCCGTCCTCATTGACGTACCGGCTACGATCCAGACCGGTCATCGCATCGTCCACCCACATCGCGCGCGCCGCGTCGCCCTTGAGCTTACCGCCGCCGGTTGCAACCAGCTGCTGGCTGTGGGCCTGGGGGAACCCCCAGTTCTCCAGCCGTCCCACGTTACCGCCGGCCCGGTTGAAGCGGTCTCGCAGCTGAGCGGCGACCTCACTGAAGGCTTTGGCAGCCTTCGCCGCGTCAGCGTCGCCCGTCTTCGTCCCGCGCAGTTCACGCGCGATGGCCAAGGTTTTGGCCGGGTCTGTCACCAGGCCCAGCAGTCCGCCCTTGGCCGTATCAAACACGTCCAGCATCTGCCCTAGTGCGTGGTTTCTGATCGCCTGCGACGTACTCTCCACCGAGAGCGTGCCGCTTTTCCCATCCGCATAGAACATCAGAGACCTGGCAAGCGCGTCGACTGGACTGAACGTCGACTTTTCCAGGTAGGACTGAACTGCGTCATGTCGCAGCGCTGTCAACGCGATGCGGCGCTCTTTCAGCGCCACCTCAGCCTGCATGTCGGCCGCTGCACGCTCGGCCGCCGCACTCAGGCGGTCGGCCTCGCTCATCGCCCGCCAGGCGCTTCGGTCGTCTGCCGCGATCTGCCGCATAGCCCTTGCGATGCGGTTTTCAATGTCCTGGCTTTGCGCCTGCGTCAAGCTGCGCCCCAGGGCTTGCGAAACCGCTTCGATGCATTCCTGCCTCATCATGCCCCCAATCGCAGGAAGCAGGCAACGGCCGCCCGGAAACCTTCCGGCCGGCTATAGGCCTGCTCGGCCTGCACTTCGTTAAGTTGATCGCGCAAGGAGACTTCCCGCACGTTTCCATCGGCGTCCTCTTCACGCACGCGAATGTCGCCAAGCTCATCGAGGCGGGCAAGTCCCGCCTGAGTTTCCATATCGATTGGCGCTGCATCGCCGTCGCCCGCGCGCGGCGGTTGGGCTGCCTCGGCAGCACCCGCTGGCTGTGCCTGTGGTGCGCGCGCCGCCCCGTCCGTCGTTCGAACTCCCTGCACGGGTGCCCCAGCCGGAGCCGGCTGGCTGACAACAGCTTCCTGAACTTGGCGGCCACCAGGTCCGACATCACTGCGGCTAGGCTGAGCCCCACGCTGTGCTGCCATTTCCTGCACGGCTGCCGCAATGGGGGCCGGTCTGGCTGCTGGCGCTTCAATGGCGGCGCGGTTTTGCTCAAGATCCGCCAGGCGCATATCCAGATCAGCCAGACGTTGGGCAGCCTGTGCGGCTCCTTGATTGCTCTCCACAAAGCCCTGCAACCGGGAAATCTGACCGTCCAGCGCCTGCGCGGCGGCGCGCATCTCTCGATTGGCCAGGGAAAGCGCCTGCTTGTAACTCGTGCGCGGCGTCTCCGCCTGGATCTCCTTGGCGCGTTGACGGGGCAGCGCGTCCGAGTTGAGATTGCTACGCTGAGCGGTCAATTCAACCAGTTCGGCACGCACTGAAGAGATTTCGCGCAGATCGGCCGCTTGACCGTAGGTCGCCAGCAAATCGGCCCGTTCGGCCTCCACCGAGCCGATTTCCTGCTCGATGTTGGCGGCTGCCCTGGCCTGTTCCGTGGGGAACCGCTGGAAAGGTGCCCCCTCTTCCGCAGGCCCTCGAGTCGCCCAGGTGTCGCGCCCAAGGTACTCGCGCACACGCGCCAGATAGTCGCGGGTTTCCTTGGCCCGCGGCTGGCGTCCTGCCAGGACCTCGCGCGCCTGGCGCGGGCCGCCGTTGTAGTCCGCGATCATCGCATCCACGTCACCACCATACTGGCGCATGGTGTCGCGCAGGTAGCGACCGGCTGCGTCGATCATCTGGACCGGGTCACTGGCGTCCGTCACCCCGTACTTGCGAAGGTTATCGGGCATAAACTGCATGACACCGCGCGCGCCCGCCGGACTGACCTGATTGCTGTTGCTCCGCTCCCCGGCATTCTTGAGCGCGTTCAGCAGACCAGGCGGCAGTCCGTACTGCTGCTCGACCGAAGCCGCATATTCATTCAATTCAGGGGCATCGAAGCGCAGGCCTCGCCGGGCCGTCAGGTCAACCGTGACAATCCGCTGAGAGGGTAGGAAGCGCTGGCCGGCGGGAAGCTCATCAGCGTAGTATCCGAGCGCCTGGCGCGCCGGCGCTGGGTCGCTGGCGCGGGGCATGAACACCTGATCTTGTACGCCGGTGCGGCCGACGTCGGCCGCGCGGCCCTGGGCGTCCGCCGACAGCACTTCCTCTATGGCCGATCGATGCGAGTTTGCCGTCGCTGGCTCTGCCGGAACACCCGGCGCGGTCCCAAGCCCGGTATGTGCCGCGTCCCGTGCCGCCAGTGCCGCATCCACCGTGGCGCCCGCGCGCATTGGCAAGCCAGCCGCGGAACCGACTGCCCCAAAGATCCCACCCAGGATCCCTTCGGCAGCCAGCGCAGCACCATCCAGCGGCCGATATTGCTCCGCCATCGCGTTGTACCCTGCGCCCTTGAGCAGCTCGTAGGTCGACGCGCGCTGGCCGATCCCCATGGCCATGTTGGTGGCGGCGCCATACGCGACGTTGGTGCCCAGATAGGCGCGGGCCCCCGTTCGCACGCCGAGCGCGGCTGCCGGCGCGGCGATGCCGCTATACCCGATCGCGCCCGGCACCAGCACGCCAGCGCCCGTCGTAACAGCATCCACGAAGGCCGCATTCGCCGCCGTATCAGCATCAACGCCCTGCTCGCGCAGTTCCTGGAATCTGGACCGCCCGGTCGCGCCGCCGGCTGTCACCGCACCGCCATAGGCCAGCGAGACCCCAGACGCCCCGCCAGCGGCGAACAGGCCAGTGCCCAGCCCGACCTGAGTTAGCACGTCCGCCACGCCGTTGACGACCTGGCCGGCCGTGCCCGTGGTCAAAGGATCGGGTGCGTATTGACGGACAGCCTCGTCGGACGCACGGGTCAGTGGATCGAAAGGGTTCAGCGGACGGACGCCGGTAACCGATTCAAGGGCGTCCAGCGCCGGCTGGTAGGTTTGGCCGGCAATGCTGGTAAGAGCCCCCTGAACCTTGGCGGCGCCCCGGGCGACGCCACGCGGGATCTCGGAAACCACCCCACTCAGCGCACCCGGCTCTGCCTGCCCCTGGATTTCGTTAGGCGTGCGCGCTGCCGCGTTGACCTCGCGCAGGCGCTGCTCGTCAAGGTTCATCATTGCGGTGCCCCTGGAATCATGTCGCTTAAACGCCGTCCGAACTCATCCCGGCCGGCGTCTGCGTCAGGTGCCATCTGGATGATGATCGGCTGTCCGGACTTCGGATCTCGCACCGGGATTCCTCCCAGGGTCACCGCGTAAGCACCGGCGCCAACGCCTATCAAGCCGCTGTTAGACATGCTCCGTCCGAGCTGTTCCTGAAGGCCACGATCGGAGATCTCCCTCGCCACGGTTCGATTGGCCCTATCCAGAAAATCCGCTTCGTTCATTCCCCAAGGGGCAAGCACTTCGCCGTTGCCATGGAAGTTGACCGGCTGCCCAAGGACGGCGGTAATCGCCTGGTCCAGCCGGGAAGAATTGACGTCGGGTGACAGGTCGCCCTCCTGCGCGGCCTTGCCCACGTAGTAGGCCTTTACCGCGTAGGCGTCCTGCATGAAGGCTTGACCGCTGCTGTCGCCAGCGGTCGCGCCGCGGTATAGCTTCCCGACTTTGTTGGCGATGGCTTGCGTGAATTCGTTGTCTTTTGGCAGCGGGTAATTCAAAGTCCCGGCCTTACCGCCAGCCCGCAGGATCTCGTCTCCAGCGATCGCTGTGGCGGCTGCGTCGCCAGCCGACTGGACAACATCCCGCGAGAACCAGTTGTTCAGCAACTTCGTCTGCTCGTAGCTGCCAGCCAGTCGGCCAAGGCGGGCCATCATGGGGTCCACACCATCCACCTGGGAAACGATCCCTTGATACGTGTCCGGCGAGGCGGCCGCCCAGTACAACTGCCCAAGCAGTTGGCGCTTTTCACGCGCGCCGGCCTGTTTGAAAGCGCTGGAAAGCTGCTCGGCCTCCGCAGCCAAGAGCGGTCGCATCTGCACGGCGCCAGCGGGATTCGCGCGTTGCAGGCCTCGAATGACGTCAGACCGATCGCGCAGCGCTTGCCCCAGCGCGGCGGTGCCGTTCGGGGTGGCCAACTGGCCGAAGTCCAGGGCCGCCACTGGCTGGGCAGATCGGTTCTCCACCCAGGAAAGGGGAGCTTCGCGGAGCATCTTGGTGTTGGACTCCACCGCGCGCGACAGGCGATCCAGATTCGAGGCGTCAGTGACACTGGCGCCTGATCGCTGCTGCTGCAGGCGTTTGTCTTGGATGTATGCCTGCTGCGCGTCCACGGGCATCCGCAGCACCTGCTGGACTTCGTCCTGGCCACGCATCATTTCCCGAAACTGTGCTTCATACTCGGTGCCCTGGACCATGCTCGACCAGCGCAGCATGTCGTCGGTGCGGGCCGGCAGGCCGGTCGACACCTGCTTATCCGCCTCGCCAACGGCCCGCTGCGCACGGGCGATGGATCGGTCCTGCTCCACGCGGGCCCGGGTATCGATGCGGTCCGTTTGCGTCTGCGCGCGCGTCCGTAGCTGCTGGATCTTGTCGGAATCCAGAAAGCGAACCCATTCGTACCCTGCCGACGACTCGCCACGCGCGGCCGCATCGAATGCCTGAACCGCGCCATGCGGGTCACGGTCGATCGTCGCGGCGCCAGCGGCGTAGGCAAGCGTGGATTCTGACTCGCCCAGCAGCTTGGCCTTGACACCATCAGGAAGGCTAGATGATTGCAGCGCCGCGACACGCGCCGCGCGGCGCTCTCGGTACTGCGACGGGTCCAGGGCGATGGTCGCGGCGTCCGATTCCATGCCCGTCTGGTACTGCGACGTGATGTAGGACCGCTGGCTTCTTGATTCGAACTCGACCGCGCGCTGGCCAAGGTAGGTGCGCTGACGGGTCAACTGCTCGCGGTAAAAGGGCCGCGTCCCCTCCGGAGCGTTCTCGAGAGCTTGCGCGCTGTAGTCGTCGAACTCCTTAAGCAAGCTCGGGGTGAAGTCCGGCGCGCCCGGAGCGGCGGTGTCCTGCATTTCGTTCAAGCGCTGGAGCCATTTGATCTGGTCGTCGCTGGTGGCCTTCGACACCCAGGCGGTGGACTGCTCCCTTTGCAGGCGGTCGGCAGCCGCCGCGACTTGCCCCAGGCCAGCCCCTACGCGAGATACGGCCTCGCCGGAAGTGTCTGCGGCCACGGCCATGGGGACGCGCGGCGCTGAGGTGCCAACCGGCAGGGCCTGGCGTTGCTGCGCGACTTGAATTGGGACACGGGTTGCCATCGATTACCTCCAGTACTGTGCGACGTTGCCGACGCGTAGGCCAACGCCGCTACCAGCTCGCAGGCCAGAACCTGCAGCGGCAGCCGGAGCAAGCTGGGATAGCCCATAGCCAGCGGCAGACGTCAGGGCGGTCGTGGCCGCACCCAGCAGCCCGGAACGCTTCGCGTCCTTCCCAGATGCCCGCAACGTTCTGGCGGTGAAGCGGTCCATGGTCGCCTGCTGCTCATAGGCGCTGCCTTGCAGAAGCGCCTGGTAGCGCGTCGTCAGGGCGTCCATTTCCAAGTTCTCGGCGGACTGCTGCTGAAGCGCCAGCGCCGATCCGCTGCTGGGGTCCAGCCCCGATTCAGCGACGGACGCGCGGATGTCGGCTTGCTGCTGAGAGGCACTGCGGCGCTGCCCGAGTTCGTTCTGCAACCCCGCGTCGTATGCCTGGCGGGCCTGGTTCTCGGCGATGGTGGCATTGCGTTCTGACGCGTCGGCCTGTTGGTTGTAGCCGGACGCGGCGCCACTGCCCTGCATGACGGAGCCGATGGCACCGACACCGCCGGAGACGGCGGCGATCGTGCCGGCATTCGCGACGAGAAACGCCGAAATTGGATCCATATCACTTCACCTTTGCATAGAGAAAGCAGTCGCGTCCGTCAGGGGTCACGGCGCGCATGAGGCCTTCGCGTTCAAACCCGAGCCGTTCGGCCCAGGCGATCGCGGCGGCATGGTTGGCGTCCACGGTCATTTCGATCCTCCGCCACTTGGCCCCGTGCAGGACCATCCGAACGACCCGGTGAATCAGCTTGAACTGACGTAGGGCCCTTTCAGAGAACATCGCCCAGGCCATGCCGCGCTGCTCGTGAGCCTGGACGATCCCGGCGCAGGCGATGACGTCGTCCCCATCCAGCGCTGCCCACGCGACACCGTCGGCCGCCGCGAGCTGTTGCGCATGCTCGGCGCTGATCATCGGCATCGCAAAGGCCTGGGCCTCCTGCAGTTGCACGGCCTGCACGTGCGCCGCGGTCATCCGGACTATCTTCATCGATCGTCGCTCGTGCCCACCACGGGCATCAGCGCCACCAGGGTGACAGGCAGGGGCTGTTCATTCGTGTACCAAATCTGAGCCCCGCGCTCGTACCCGCCAGGCCATGGAATGGGGTCGCTGTCGCCCGTAAACAGGGGCGGCGCGCTGCCCATCGGCTGCGACGGCCGGCGGAAGTTCAGCGTGTTGGTCTTGTCGCGCGCCGGGCCCACGTTCCCCCCCAGGCTTCGGTACATGCGGACGATCAGGTTTGTGATCCGCTTGAGCTTTCCCTGCGCCGTGCCGCTGGCCGATCCCGCTTCCAGGCTCATGGTCGCCACGGCGCAACTCGTCGGCAGGCCCACATGGATGACTTCCGCAGGGAACTGCAGGTCAACACGGCCCGCGACGACAGTGCGGCGAGGATGGGCAGCGCCGTTGGTCAGGACGTCGACCTCCTGCCCTTCCAAATGCTCCAGGCCAGTGACCTGGTCCGTCGTCGTGCCGCGGTACGTCAGGCCACTGTCGACGTAGAAGGCTTCGGCCTGGGCTTCCTCTTCCTTCAGCGGCGCACGCAAGATCTCGACATAGCGAACGGTCTGACCGTTCACCTGGCGGCGGACGATCATCCAGAGGTCATCGGCTGAGCCGTCAGGCGATGGCATGGTTTCGACAGCCTCAACGAACCCGTTGACCATGGGATGAGGATGCCAGGCGTAGACATCGCTGCGCCCTGCCTCTTGGTCATACGTGCACCCGACCAGACGACCGTCAGCCCGCGCCGCCCAGATGATGGAATCTGGCTCCTGTTGGTAGGCAAGGTCCACAACGCCACTCAGCAGCACGTTGGAAGCAAGCTTCGTGGTGTCCGAAGAGGCGTAGTTGTTGGTGTCGTAGCTGTACTCGTAGTCGCGCAGCTTCCGGCCGGACGCCTGGATGAACAGGACGCGGCCGCCGACCTCCACTGGCTGTATCGACCTGGACCCGTATGCGGTGCGCCGTTCTGCGCGAATGTTGGCCGGGCCAAGAGCCTGATTCGCTTGGATCGGGCCGACAATCCACTCGTCACCGTCCGTGCCGATGATCAGGTTGTCCGACTCGACCAGCCAGACGGCGCGGTTGATTTGGCGAGCATTCAGCCTGAAGACGATGGATGAATCCGTCTCCTGCTCCCCGCCGGGCGACTTCGCAGCGAAGTTCTCGAAATCGGAGGTGACCGACATCGCGCCTACGCGGCCCGCCATCAAGACGAGCCGCTGGCGCCAGAACGCGCCGTGCTCTGGCCACCCGTCTTCATCCGAGAATAGTGGCTTCGCCCACTTATAGGTGCCGGTATTCACCACGTCGGCGGGAATGCGCTCAAGTACTTGGATGCTGACATGCCGGGCATCGGTATAACCGGTCACAAGGACCACACCGAATCCAGCATGAAGGTACTGCCACTCGACGCCAATAGGCCCAAGGTTGTCATCAGAAACGTCCTCGCCATCGCCATCCCACGCCTTTCCCTCGGTATGGGTCGGCGTGACATTTCCCGTGACCGGGCCAGGATCTGTCCCAGTACCAACAGCCGTGCATTCGTACACTCGGCTGTCTACCCGACGCATGAAGTTGACCTCGGCACGTTGATGCACCGCCCACGGCTTGACCGATGACAAATCCTGGGTCTCAAGATAGAACAACGAACCAACGTGACTTGGCGAAAACACATCAACATTGGAAGACATGGTTCCGCTTCCAGCTTCGCCAGAAACATTCAGCACGGCAGCCGTATCTGTGTTCACGTCCTGAAAAGGGCCACCAGAGAAGGAAACCGCCTCCAACACGAACGAGGTCGCACTCAGCCGGAGTAACTTCCGTGGCCGGTGGCGGCGGTGGAGTAGATACATCGTGTCAGCGCTCTGCACAACACGAAGGTTGCAGGTTCCATCTTCCGCTGTCAGATCCGCTTGCGTATATGGAGTCGCAACCTCAACCGGAGCACCACTAGAAACCAAAACGCCGCGGTTCGTATAGAAGCGGACGTACAGGTGGCCGAACTCCAGCATGTAGGCCACGCGCTCGGACACCTGGAAGCGAATCAGCCAGGACCGCACGGCCTTGTCTTTCGTGCCGAAAATGTACTGGGTGCCGCCTCGACGGATCAGCGGCCCCTGCACCGACGGCAGGAAGTTCTCCAGCACCGCGCAGCCATTGAAATACTTGGCCAGGTCCGTCCGGCCGGCGAGCAACGGGCTCAGCACGCCGCCGTCGAACGTGTTCTGGATCGGGGTGTCCTTGGCCATTACAGTCGGCTCTCCAGCCAGGAATCGTCAGCAGTCGCCACCGCGGGGCGCTCAATGGAATTCATGCGGCGGGCATCGGCCACGGCCACTTCATACTCCTGGGCCGCCGTCTGCTTCTTGGTGTTGGATTGCGTCAGCGTCTCGCAGGATTCGAATGCAAGCTTGCAGGCAAAGGCCTCGACAAACAGCGCATCGAACAGCGTGGGGTCCTCGACGCGCCTGACGTAACGGATACGCAGCGGGCCCGCCTGGCTGATCAGGATTCGGCCCGCCTCTATGGAATACCAGCCGTCCAACTGCGGCTTGGGCTGGCAGCGCCGCCCGTTGACCTCGATGAGCCGCAGGAAGTCTGACGGCAGTTGGAACTGGTGGGTAAACCCGAATTCCGGTGCCTGGCTCAAGGCCGGCAACTGCGCCCGCGCCTTGGAGAAGTGCCACAGGTTCTTGCGCAGCTCTGCATCGCGCACGATGTCGAACATGGACGACAGGGTATTCGACGCCTGCGAATCGTCGTCCAAAGAAATGATGCGCCCTGCACCAAGCTTGGTGAGGGCGCGGTTGGCGATGTCTACCTGAGAGACGGCCATGGGTCAGTCCATTATTGCGGCCCGGAGCCGCTTCCGCCGCCCGGCTTCGTCGCGGCCCCACGGCGAGAGCCACCGCCACGAGCGTTTCCCGCCTCGTCCTTCGCGACATCATCCTCAGAGGCCGGCACAAACCACTTTGCCTTGCTGCCGTCCTTGACGTCGAACACGTCGCCGGGCTCTTTCAGGTCATCGCCATAGAAACCCTGCTTGATCGCACGAACTTTCATGATCATCCCTTTTACGTTTGCGCCGGGTAGGCTTCCCAGGACTGCGGCTCTTGGTCGGTGAGCCAGGCGGACAGCGTCCCTGCCGCGCTGTAGTTCACGCGAAGGAAACGCTGGTTCGTGTACGGGAAGCCGATGACGAAGCGCGTACCGACGGGGGTATCCGCCGGGATGGTCACGCTGCCGATATTGACGGCGGTACCGAACGCTTCGGCAGCGGCGGTTTGGATGGTCGCTGTGACAGCCGCAGCCGGCACTGCATCGACCTGCACCACCACCCACATGGCACGGCCGGGCCCGATCTTTCGAACCGGCGCGCCCAGGTCAACAACGTTGGTGGACGGGCCAGCGGCGGCGACCACCTGCTTGTTCGAGAATTCCAGACGGGAATCGATGTACATGATTTGCTCCAAAGGGGCCGAAGCCCCTGTCTCGGTTAAACGATGCGGGCTTCGGTGTTCAGGAGCGCGTCGGTACGGCGCACGGGCATGTCGTCAAACATCATCACCCGCTTGCCAGCAACGGTTTCCCAGTTCAGGTTGTTCGCGATCTTGTTCAGAATGCCCAGACGCAGCTTCTCGCGGATAGTGCGATTGACGTACCAAGCCGCGCGGCCCATGCCGAAATTGGGGATGCGCTCCGAGGCCTGGATCATCAGCTCAATCAGCGCCATGGTGGCGTCCTTGGCCGTGCCCGGGTCCGACAAAGCGGACACGTCGATGTTGGCGATACGTGCGCCATAGCGCCAATCGCGCACCGTCAGGCCCAGATCCCATTTGTAATGAGACCGGTATCCTTCCATGCGGCCGCCCTGGCCGTCGACGTTCTCGATCGTGACCTGACCCTTGTCTTCCTGATTCAAGCCAGCCTTCGAACCCTTCGGGTAGATGGCATGGATCGTGTTTTCGCCCCAGGTCACCAGCCAGATGCTGGTGTTGTCGCTTCCGGTACCACCCGCGTCGATGATGTTCTCACCACTGCCGGCGCTCTTCGAGTTGTAGCGCGCAGCCAGGCCCGTGAACTTGGCCGGGTCGGTTCCTTCGTTGCCATAGATGAGCGTCCGGGCAACTTCCTGGTTCATGCCTTCGACGTGTGCACGATCCTCGGACAGCCGGAAAGCCGCAGTGTTGCCATTGAGGTCTGCCAAGGCCTTGTCCACTTCGGCATATGCTTCGAGCTGGCCGCAGTTGTCGGTGACTTGAGCAGTCGTGCTGCGCGTGGGCTGGACGCCGCCGTAAAGCTTGCGCCACGTCGGCGCAGGGATATCTGCGCGAACAGTGGTCCGGTGCCCCGTGGGCAAATTGCCCTCGATGAACGTGGCATCTTCAAGCATGCCGTTGGTTTGGTTCAGCAACTCGACAATCTTGTCGATCTTGCCATTCGGGTCCAGGCGCTTGGCGACATCGGCCAACGTCGGGTTCTGGGTGGAGAGAGTAGCCATTTGAGCTCCTTAGAGTCGGCCGTTAAACAACTTGCCTTTCGGCGGTTACGGGCCGAAGCCCTGGGAAAACTTGCTCGAATTGCCCTAACCTTTATTTGCCATGGAGGGGTAGAGCAATTCGCTGATGTCCTTCTGAGGGGCCTGCTGATCCACGTTGCCGGCGCCGGGAGTCAGCGAGCCTTCACCGAGATTGGCTCCGATCCGATGGAAAAGCCGCAGCAACTGCCCAGCGCCGACTGCACCTTCAAGGCTGCCAAGCAGCTTTTCCGCCTCCTGCCCCTCGCCAACAAAGGTACGAACAGCTCGTTTCCCGAGCTCGACGTTCGCGTCGTACTGTCCGCCCCATTCCTTGCGCAGGGCCGACACATCGGCCTCGCCTTGCTGCTGGCGCGCCAGGTCTGCTGCTTTTGCCTGGGAAGCCTGGTATTCGTTCCACTTGGTGGCCAGAGCTTGCGCTTGCGCCACCGGGATTCCGGCCTCGTGCATCCACTTGGCCGCCTCGCCCGCGAACGCCCCGTCCTGACCTTCCGGCACTGGCAGCTTGTATGCGTCCACCGACTCCGGCTTTGCCGTCAGGCCTTCCAGATCATGCAGCGCCTTTACAGCCTCGCCTGCATCCTTGAAACCCTTGCCCTCGATGAACGCTTTCAAGCCGGCATCCTGGATACTTTCGTGCCAGGCGGGCGCAGTAGCCTGCGATTCTGCGGGGGGAGTGGGCGCAGCGGCTGCGGCAGGATCCGGCGGAGTTTCCGCAGCTGCACCGCCAGCGGGGGGGGTGTCGCCGGCGGCCTGCTCTCGTAGCAGTCGGGCAAAGATGTGTCGTTTATTCATGACGTGCATGCTCTCGCTCCATTAACTGAAAGATGTCTTGCTCACTGAGGTTGAGGTAATAGGCAAGGCGGTTGAACACCTCGCGGCGGCCTTCCGCCTGCATAGAGGCGTGGGTATCCACGGTGCGCGTGATCGGCGAGACGACGGTAATGGACTCGCGAACTCGGCAGAACTTGGCCAGGTCTGCCATGACGCGCTGGCCGGCCTCGGTCAACTGGCCCTTGTCGTCAAGGAACGCCTGGCGGTAGGCGACGCGGCGACCGAACATCATGCGGAACTTGAATGGGATGCTCATATGCGGGCGTTGGAAGCGTTGACGGCGGCTGCCGTAAGGTCTTTGGCCGCGCCCGCGGCGACCGGCGCGGCCTCCAGCAGTTGTGCGGCCTGCTGTTGTTGGGCATCGGCGGCGTCCATCTCCGCAATCTCTTCCTCCGTCCGCTTGTACTTCTGCGGGACGCTGAAGACGTCGCCTAGCCCCAGCACAATCGCGGTCGAATTCATGGCTCGTGCCGCCCGGGGATCGGCTTGCACGAACGGTGCGGAAGCCTCGGCCCAGCGCAAGACGTTGGCACCTTCCTCTGCGCGCATAGCCTGGTTAAGCGGGCTGTTGTACTCAATTTCCACGATGCCGCCTTCTTCTTGCAGCTCGGGCGGCATGGGAGGCAGGACGCCGGCATGGTCCAGGATGTCCAGCTCGCGGCTGATCTGCGCGCCCAGCTGCTCGGATTGGACACGGCCCATGGTGGGCCCTAGCAAGATCCCCTTCTCCTGCGCACGCTGTAGCACTTCGGTGGCCGTCATCTGGTGGTTGTCCACCAGGATCTGGAATAGCGTCACGTAGAAAGCAAGATTGATCGACTCGCGCTTCTGGTTCGCGTAGTCGATGCCAATCGGAACGTTCTTGCCCAGGTTGAGGGGCTGAACTAGCTGCGTGCCCTGCTGGTTCATGTAGCCGAAATTCAGCGCGCCCGCGCGCAGGTCGAACGCCTCCAGAGCGCCGTCATCCGCCAGCACCAGGGGAGGATCCACGGCTTTCTCGGCGCCCTTGACGTTCGTCTTCTCCATGCGGTTGAGCATGCGGACGTCGGGCAGCGCCTCCATCGCTGGGGAGTAGCCATAGGCGGAGTCGTCGGCGTCGTAGAAGCGGCCGATCGCCACGGGGAACACTCGGAATCCGGAATGCTCAACGATCTGAGTTTCTGCGTTAAGCGGGATCCAGACCGACTGGATGGGCATGTTCCGGCTGTCAACCTTACCGAACTCGCGGTCGCGGCGCGGCCGGATGGCATGGAGGAAGTCGAACCGGCGTTCCAGGTCGTTCCTGTCGATCGCGTTCCGAATGAACAGCGGCAACTGCTTGGCGCCCCATTTCTCGGCGGCCTGGCGAGCCGTCAGCGTCCACTGCAGATGCGCCTTGTTGACCACGCCGTAAGCGTCTTCCGCGAACCACAAACGGTTCATGCGGACGTTTCGATACCGGATGCCCTGACCCAGCACGTCGTCGATCATGATGCCGCCGGCACCGTATGCGCCATAGCCGATATAGCTGGCACCCGACTGCGAGGCGAAGTTCGCCCGCCAGCGGTATCGGTGGGAGAACAAGAGGTTGGTAACCGTTTCCAGATAGGTCTTGACCGCGGGCCTGTCCTTGATCTCCGGGTTCGATACCGTCAGCCCGTGCCACTTCTGCGTGCGGGGCGTGATCATGGAATCCATGGCAGCGCCGAAATGGCGCAGCGACAGCATCGGGGTGGAGTCGTAGATTTCCTGGGTGCGCTTGTCGCCCGGGTTCGTGTCGCTCGTCTGCGAGAACTTCCGGTAGCGTGGCAGCAGCACCTCCGTCACCTGGTCCCACTGGGACTCAAACGACTGCCGCTCCTGCTTCATGGCCTCGTGGTCGGCCAGCACCTCGCGGATGAGATCGACGTTCTGGTTGTCCATCAGGAACCCAGCAGGGTCTTCGTTGCCACCGAGCCGGGCGCGGCCGTGGTGTCGGACGTCAGGATGGTGCTGGCCGTGCCGCGACGGCGGCGCAGGCGTTCAGCTTCGGACTGGCCGGCGGCAGCCGCATCGGTCGCTGCCGGCGGCGCGGCGGGCGCGGGCGGGTCCGGGATCTTGGGCGTGCTGGGCTTGGACAGTAGGCTCGACATGGCGGCACCATTGATGGAATGCCGCCAGTCTGTCTACGCGCGCGCGCAGTAGTCTGCGAAAATCGTGTACTCGACAGTTAGGCACACCTCATGACCGCCAATCACAGTATCGATTACGAGAAGATGTCGCACGAAATTCGCGACAAGCATGTCAATTTCCTACTTACAGCCGCTGGAGCATGTATAGCTTTCTCAGTGACGCAGACAAGGGGACAGGAACTGACATGGATGCACACACCGCTGGCGGTAGCGTTGATCTGCTGGGCTGCGAGCTTTTACTGTGGTTGTATGTCCCTACGGCATCGCTCCAATAGCTTTGCGCTCAAAGGTGCTGCCGCCAAGGTCCCCGATGGGAAGCCCAATCCAAATGCCGTCGTTGCGCTTGCCTACATCCGGAAAGCGAACGCCGTATACAAGCAGCAGTTCTGGAGTTTCATTTCGGGTGCCGTCCTGTTCCTTATCTGGCACATTCTCGACATGTCAAACTTGCCAGCCAAGCCCTTCTGGACCTAGTCCATGATCGCCCTGGAGGGCCGGACGGATCCCTCAGGCCGTTTCCGGGTCACCATCGGCCGGTGCTCGCCACCGCCCACCAGCAGGTATTGCGCCGCCTCGGCCACGTGCGAAAACATGTTCTTCACTGGCGCGTCGGCGAACCGCTCGCCAGAGACGGCCAGGCGGCGATAGCAGTAGCCGCCGGCCAGCGCCTTGCGCAGGGTCTTGCAGTCGCTGTGCACGAGCAGTCCAGGCTCTCCGTCGATGATCCGCGTCAGCGCGCCATCCACAGCGCCGCAGCGCAACAGCGGATCGTTGGTCGGCGCTGGCACGGCGGGCAGGTTGGCAGCCTTCAGGATCTGGAACGGCGTGGTTTCGTCGCTCTGCGCGCGGTTGTCCCCTGACGGATCACCCCAGAAACCGCCAATGTGGAAACCCTGATACATCTGGGCCAGGTGCAGGTGGATCTCGTGGGCGAACTTCTCGGCGCCCATGTTGGTAGCCACCAGTTCCGACCGGATGCGCCAGCCGCCCATGGCGCGGCGCTGGGCAAATACCGCTGCGGGCGTCAGCCCAAAGTCCATGCCTATCATCAGGGGCAGGCGCGGATCCAGTTCGAAGTCCCGGCAGTGCATCGAGTCCTGGTAGTCGGGGTGGATGGGCCTGCCGTCGACCACAAAGCCGTACTGGTTGCCCAGGTTGACCTTGATCCAGTCCTCTTTCTTGCCCTGCATGCCGCGCTCGTAATAGCCGGGCGGCAGGTTGGCCAGGTTCTCAGCCTTTGGGTTCACCTGCCACCGATCGCCCA